AACATACGCGTGTTAATTCAGTTGCACCTTTGTTTGAATCTGGTAATATATACGCACCTTTGAATAAACAGTTCGCTCAAGAGGTAATTGAAGAGTGCGCTGCCTTCCCGTATGGGGATCATGATGACTTAGTTGATAGTACAACACAAGCTGTTATGAGATTTAGACAAGGTGGTTTATTAAATCATCCAGAAGATTATGAGGATGAACAACTGCCTAGAAAAGAATATAAATACTACTGGTAAACTATGTTAACACTTTTATTAAGAGCAATTACGAATCTAACTAGATTAGGCACTATTAAATCAGTGCAACAAGCTTATCAACTTGCAAAAAGAGAATTAGGTGACAAATTTAATGCAGCTAAAAAACAAATTGATGATGCATTCAATCAAGGTAAGAAAGAACAAACCTTAGATAAACGAACTAAAGATATTAAAAAGACAGAAGAGTCAGGCATCAAGAGTCTTGAGACAGATGACATGAATCTTTCAAAAGATGACCCTATGGGTGATTTAGAAAAAATTGTAAAAAATGAAGGAGTTACTGGCCTAGCTAAATCAAAAACTAAAATTGAAAAAGAAGCTGAAAAATTAAAAAAAATAGCAGAAGAGAATAAAGCTGATCCTGATGAAATGTTTGCTCTTAAATCAGATCCTGTAAAAACTGATACTCCATTAACACAAAAACTAAGCAAAGCGGTCGAAGAAGCTAAACAACAAATGAAAGAAATTGGATCACTTTCTGATGCGGCCATGCAGAAAGAACAAATTCGAAATGCTTTAAAATCACTTAGAGATAAAAGAATATATGAAATGGGTAGTGGTCTAGAGGGAGATGTTAGAACTGCTCTTAGACAGTTTGTAAAAAAAGAAGTGCAAGAAGGTAGATTAGATATACCTGATTCGTATGAAAAGAAAATGATACTAGAAGATCGTCAAGGTGGAGTTGATCCTATTGATGTATTTAGAAAAGCATACGGTGAAGATGCTTTGATTGCTGTTGATGATATCTTTGAGCAATATGGTAATAAACTTAGAGGACCAACATTTAGAGATATAGAAGAAAATTTTAGAAAGCTGTTTAAATTTAATAGAGGTTTCTATGACATGGCAGATTTACCTGTTCCTAAAAAAGAATATGGTTTTGAAGAAGGATTAAGAAGCGTCGATACTGTTGAACAAGATTTAATAAACCAATACAAACAATTAGATGAACTAGATAAATTTGAACCACCAGTAGACAGAAAAGCAAATGCAGAAGGTGGTATAATGAGAACTAGTTATGCCGTTGGATCAGGAATTAAATTAGCAGTATTTCTTGCAAGAAAAGGAAAAGACTTAATGACTGAGATTAAAAAAGCAGTTGAAAATATTTTTCCATCAGGAGATTCTAAATACGATGCAGATGCAGCTCTTGATGACATGTTTGAAAATCTAAATGTAGATAGAAGTCAGTTCGATCAAAAAGATATTTTAGACGCCTATGGTGAAGCTTATGGCATGATTACAAAACAAAGAGGATTAGGTGGTAAAGTCCCTGGAGGCCAGACACCTGGATCAAAACCAATAAAACAAGGAGAACCGATTACTTCTGAAAATTTTGGAGACTCACAATTTGCACCGGATACATCAGGGCTGGAAAAAGCAAGAGAACTTGCTCCTAAAATGGTAGAACGATTCGAACTTAAAAAAAGATTTCCAGGAATCGATGATGACTTATTAACTAACATTATAGACGATCCAGATCCACAGCATAAAGCAGAAGTTATCGCAACGTTAGAAGAAGCTTTTAGAATGTTGCAAAAAGGTAAAGGCACGGATGAGGTTATAGATATTCTTGAACAAGGTAAGAAGACTCGAAAAGATAATGCAACAGGCGGCAGAGTCCGAGCGGCAAGTGGCGGGCTAGCTGATATATTGAAACTATAATGAAGATTTCAGAATACAATGAAATGATGGCGTACATGTTGCGACCACCACAAAAACAAAACACACAAACTGCAGATTTAGTAGATGACCTAGAACCTGGTTCTCTTAGAGATGAACTGCTGAAAGACTTTGACCCGTCTCAAGAAACTTACGAAGAATACTTACAAAGAAAATCTATGCGAGAGAATGCAGCGCAAGGTGGTGTTATAGGTAAAGACGGAATGTTTAAGGGTCAGGACATGGGAACTAGAGAAGGGTTTTCAAGATTAGATAAAATTTTAAAAATGAATAAAGAAATAAAAAAAACTAATTTAAAAACAATAAAAGATTTTATAAAAAATTTTAAATTACAAAATGGTAGGCTTCCTAAAATGGTAGAACTAGAGGAAGGAACTGGTTTTTCTAGATCTACAATATCTCGTAAAGGTTTAAAACCAGGTGTTGATTATTTAACAATGGGTGAGTCTCAAAAATTAAGAATACGAGATTTACCAGAAGAACAAATTAAAGTAATAGATTATGTAAAAGATTTGCCAGATGGCACTATTATAAATCGTCCTTTAATACAAAAATACATAAATGATAATAATCTTGATGTTAATCTTGAAAGATTTTTTACAAAAGATGCTCAAGGGTACCTTCCAAATCACATTACAAATAAAAAAGTTAAGTTTGATCCTACTTATAGAGGACGTGTTGGAGACACTAAACAATATAAAAAATCAAAAGAAATTTTAAATGACCCTGTATTAAAAGAAAAATTTATTAAATTTGCTAACAAACCAAATATTAAACAAAAAGATATATTAAAAAAATTTAATATATCAGGCGCAGAATTTTTTGAAGGAGGTTTAAGACAAATATTACCTAAAGATATTTTTATAAAATATAATCAAGGGAAATTATTTGATTACTTATTAAATTCTAAAGATGAAATTGATTTAAAACAAGTTGCAAAAGATTTAAAAATGACTCAAGAAGGAGTTAAAAAATCTTCAAGAAATCTTTATCAAAATATATATAAAGCTTTTGATCCAGATGTAAAAAAATCACGTGTTCTTCTTGATTTAGGATACAACTCTGAGCAATTAAAAAACGTTGCAAATAAGATAAAAACTTTTCCATCAGACTATCATGATCGTACTTTAGAAAAGTTATTAATTGATGCTTATGGAGAAACACCTAAAAAATTAAAACCATTATTGGATAAACTAGAAAAATTTAGAGAATTACAAAAAGAACTTCCAGAAAAATATCAAAAATTTTTTACAGCAAATTTTGATCATGTTATTCCTTTTAATTTTTTAAAACAAATTAAGGATGGTAAAAATCCTGAGAATTTAATAAGAGTAAAAGCTTACCCAGAATTTTTAAATCAAGGAGCTTTTAAAGCAAACATAGATAGAGTATTAAATCAAGCTAAAGATTCTAAAGATAAAAAATTAATAAAAACAATAACTGAATTACAAAAATATTTACCACAAGATCTTGGAAAAATAGATTCTAAAGGAAAAAGAGTTATAGATTATAAGGCTAAGCCTTTTAATTTAAAAACTTTGTATAGTGAACAACAAAAAAAGTTTGGTGAAGTATATGAAAGAACACAAAAATTTATAGAAAATCCAAAAGTTATTGATTTACTTAAAGATGCAGGAATAAGTTTAAAAGCAATTAGTCAAATAAAAAGATTAAATGTTCCTGGATTTTTTAATACCTTTAATAAAATTTTACAAAGAAGACCGGACTTACGTGTTGAATTAGGCGATGAATATTCTGACATAGAAAACCAGTATGCATCAGCATCTATGATGAGTGATGTATCACCTCAACCTAAAAAAGAAATGGGAATACCTGCAGAAGCAATACCCGCAACTGCAGCAGCTGCATATAAGTTTGGTAAACCAGCATTAAAAACAGCAGCTAAAGTTATTAGACCACTTGGTTTTCCATCTGTTGCGGGAGGATTATCTCTTAGTAATATTTTAGATTACGAAAAACCAGAAGATGCATCAGTTCTCGATAGACTTGATCCAAGAAATTACAAAGTACAAGATGATCCTGACTTAAAAACGGCTGGTTTAGATTTACTCTTACCTGAAATATTAAAAAAAGCAGCACCAAGAGGTTCTGGTATTATGTCTATGATAGGAAGAGGTTTAGCTAATCCATTTGGTAGAGCAGCAAGAGCCTTTACACCTGTTGGAGCCACACTAACAGCTGCAGGTATAGGAAAAGATTATTATGATTTTGCAAAAGATGAAATAGCAAAAGTAAAAGCAATGACACCTGAAGAAAGAGGTTTTTATAATGACTTATTAATGGATGAAGGTGGGTTATTAGATTGATCGGAAAAAAGTCAGGACCACCACCAAAATCAGGGCCAACACCACAGGGGTTGAATATTAATTATAATACTGTTAAGACAGTGAAACTGGAGAAAATAAATGGCAGAAATAGACAAGTCTTTACCAAACGTAAAGCAATCAATAAATATACCAAGTCCTGACGAACTAGAAGTAGAGTTACAGGAAGAACAACAAAAAGACCCTGATCAACCAATTGACGTTCAACAGAACGAAGATGGCAGTGTTGATATAAACTTCGACCCATCAATCGGTAGCCAAGAACAAGGTGAAGATCATTTTGCTAATCTAGCAGAACTACTTCCAGAAGAAGTGCTAGCTCCAATAGGCCATGACTTATATGAAAATTTTACAGACTACAAAGCATCAAGAAAAGATTGGGAAACTTCTTACACAAAAGGTCTAGACCTTTTAGGATTTAAGTATGAAGAAAACACAGAACCGTTTAAAGGTGCATCCGGTGCAGTTCACCCAGTATTAGCAGAAGCGGTTACACAGTTTCAATCATTAGCATACAAAGAATTATTACCAGCAGGTGGACCTGTTAGAACTCAAATAGTTGGAATGCCAACTCCAGACAAAGAAGCGCAATCAATGCGTGTTAAAGAATTTATGAATTACCAGATCATGGGTGAGATGAAAGAATACGAATCTGAGTTTGATCAGATGTTATTTTATTTACCACTTACAGGATCTACATTTAAAAAAGTTTACTACGATGAAATTATGCAGAGAACAGTATCTAAGTTTGTTCCTGCTGATGACTTAGTTGTTCCGTATACGGCTACCTCATTAGACGATGCGGAAACAATTATTCATGTTGTTAAGATGTCAGAAAACGAATTAAGAAAACAACAAGTTGGTGGTTTCTACAGAGACATTGAACTGACACCAGGTCAAGAAAACGAAACACCATCACAAAAGAAAGAACGTGAACTAGAAGGTCTAAGCAAAGGCAGAGACCAAAGACTGTTTACACTTTTAGAATGCCATGTGCATTTAGATATAGAAGGTTTTGAAGATGCAGGTCAAGATGGTGAGCCCACAGGAATTAAGTTACCTTACATTGTAACAATAGAAGAAGGATCAAGAGAAGTTTTATCTATCAGAAGAAACTACGAAGTTGGTGATCAGATGAAGAAAAAAATAAATTATTTTGTACATTTTAAATTTTTACCAGGACTAGGTTTTTATGGTTTTGGTTTGATACATATGATTGGTGGTTTATCAAGATCAGCGACTGCAGCATTAAGGTCACTACTTGACGCCGGAACCTTGTCTAATTTACCAGCAGGATTCAAGATGCGTGGTATCAAGATGAGAGACGAAGCACAACCAATTCAACCTGGAGAGTTTAGAGATGTCGATGCACCCGGTGGTAATTTACGAGACGCATTTATGCCATTACCATTTAAAGAACCATCACCAACATTATTACAGTTGATGAGTGTTGTTGTAGGTGCAGGACAAAGATTTGCATCCATAGCGGACATGCAAGTAGGAGAGGGTAACCAACAAGCAGCGGTTGGTACAACGGTTGCGTTGTTGGAGAGAGGATCTAGAACAATGTCAGCGATTCATAAAAGATTATATGCTTCTATGAGACGTGAGTTTGGTTTAATGGCGAGAGTTTTTAAACTTTACTTACCTCCAGTTTATCCGTATGATGTTGTTGGCGGTCAAAAGCAAATCAAACAAACTGATTTCGACGACCGAATAGATATATTGCCGGTTGCAGACCCGAATATATTTTCTCAAACGCAGCGGATATCACTCGCTCAAACGGAAATGCAACTGGCAGCTTCTAATCCTGGTATTCATAACCAATATGAAGTCTACAGAAACATGTATGAAGCGTTAGGTGTAAAAGATATTGATTTAATTTTAAAAAAACCAGAACAACCAATGCCAAAAGACCCAGCATTAGAACATATTGATGCTTTAGGAGGAAAACCATTCCAAGCATTCCCTGGACAAGACCATCAAGCGCACATTACAGCGCATTTAAACTTTATGGAGACGAATATGGTAAAAAATGCACCTGCAATCGGTGCTGCAATACAAAAAAACATACTTGAACACATAAGTTTGATGGCACAAGAGCAAATTGAGATAGAATTTAGAGAAGAATTACCTAAATTAGCGCAAATGACACAAATGATGCAACAAAATCCTCAAAATCCGCAACTTCAACAAGAAATGCGTATGCTACAAGAAAAAATAGAGGGTAGAAAAGCAATTTTAGTGTCTGAAATGATGGAAGACTTTGCAAAAGAAGAGAAAAAGATTAGTTCACAGTACGGAAACGACCCAATTGCTGCATTAAGAGCAAGAGAACTAGATTTACAGGCTCAAGAGAACGCTAGAAAAGAAAAAGAAGGCAAAGAGCGAATGAATTTAGACCGTATGAAGGCTATGATGAATCAACAAAATCAAGATGAGAAATTAGATCAGAATGAAGAATTAGCTGAACTAAGAGCTGAAACATCTATTGAAAAACAAGAAATAGCTAATGAAGCAAGAGAACGATTAGCTATGATGAAACCAAGAGGTAATTAATTATGGCATTTCCAATATTAGGTGCACTTAAACTTGCAATGAACGCTGGTTCGCACATTTATAAAAAGAAAAAAGAAACTCAAATGATGATGGCTAACGCACAAGCCAAACATGCAGAAAAAATGGCGAACGGGGAATTAGAATACTCCGGCAAATTGTTAGAGGCTCGTCAATCGGACTGGAAAGACGAGTTCGTTTTGGTCGTGCTAACGCTGCCAATTTTGGTGATCGCGTACGGGGTCTTCTCGGACGATCCGGGCGCTTCTGCTAAGATAAAAGAGTTCTTCGACCAATTCCAGCAGCTCCCGTCATGGTTCACAAACCTGTGGATCCTTGTCGTGGCGTCAATATATGGTATAAAGGGAACACAAATATTTAAGGGAGGAAAAAAATAATGTTAAAAAATCCAGGTAAAGCAGACTTAGATAACGATGGTAAACTAAGTGGCTATGAAAAGAAAAGAGGAATGGCGATAGAAAAATCTATGGCAAAACAAGATAAAGGCACTCCGATGAAAGATGAGAAATCAAAGTTCATGGGTGGTGGTATAGCTTACGCTGGTGGCGGAAGAGCTATGAAAAGAAAAGGTGGTAAAGTATAATGCCAGGAAAAGAAATTAAAGGTAGAAGTAAAATTGCAAAATACAAAGCAGGTGGCAGAGTTAAAAGAGCTGGCGGTGGTCCAGGTCTTTATGCAAACATCGCAGCCAAAAAAGCTAGAATCAAAGCTGGTTCAGGTGAGAAGATGAGAAAAGCTGGATCTAAAGGTGCACCAACTGCAGCAAACTTTGCAAGAGCAAAACAAACGGCGAGATCATAATGGCAAAACTTTGTGCAAAAGGAAAAGCAGCAGCAAAACGTAAATTTAAAGTTTACCCTTCAGCGTATGCTAATATGTATGCATCAGGAGTTTGTTCTGGAAAAATTACACCAGGTGGCAAAAAAGATAGTCGTAAAAAAGCTGCTAATGGTGGTTTGATGGCAGGCATGGCTAGAAAGAGAAGAGCCGGTTGTGCGTAGTCATTTTGCAGAAGGTGGATTAAGAAAATGGGTAAAAGAAAAATGGGTAGACATTGGAGCACCAAAGAAGGATGGCAAGTATCAACCATGTGGACGGAGCAAGGGTTCGAAGCGAAAATATCCGAAATGCGTCCCACTTGCAAAAGCCACACGAATGACAAAGTCGCAAAAGGCGAGTGCTGTCAAACGAAAACGAGCTGCGGGGAATCCGGGCGGGAAACCAACTAACGTAAAGACATTTGCATAATGAATTTAGAAAAAGATTTACAAAGATTAAAAAAAGAAAAAGCATTAAAAGAATCTGCTATTGCTCAACTTAGAAAAAGAAGTAAAGATTCTAATGCTAGACCTAGAGCAGAAAAAAACATATTATCTAACAATCCAAATTTACAAAGAATATAATGGCAACTAGAAGAGAGAACCCTATAAGAAAAACTACTACAGGTAAGGGTGCAAACTATAGACCAACAAAATCTGGAGCTGGAATGACAGCAAAAGGTGTAAGAGCTTACAGGGCAGCAAACCCTGGAAGTAAATTAAAAACAGCCGTGACTG